GCAAAGGGAAGGCAGGCACCTGCGACATGAAGCTTTGCCTAGTCCATGCGAAGCGGGTGGAGGTGGATAGAGATTATTGCCCTGCTCACTTCAAGCTGTCAGTCGAGGTGAAGGTTGGTTAGTCGGAGCGAAGACTCGGGATTCCTCGCGGCAGCCACGCGGGAATGACAGAAACACCGGCCACTGAAAGATAAGAAAGAATGGCTAGCAACCCAGCATGGTCGCCGAATACGCCCGTTGCCACCGGCAAGGTCATCATCGACCCCAACGGCAACGTGCAGCAATGGTCGGCGTCGCCCGGGTCGACCGGCGCGATCCCGCCCGTCTTCGGCTCGGTGCTGGCCGCATTCACGGCCGACGGCACGGGAGGATGGACCTGCGTCGCCGTACTCGAAGTGGTCTCGCTGCCGACCGGCATCGTGTCGCTGCCGATTCCCGACTTCGTCAACGACGCGGACGGACTCGACCCCAATGCGGTCCTGAATGACATGGTCGCGAGTTTCCAGGCATTGGCGAATCGCACCCTTTATCCGGCGCAGGTCGAGCGGCTGCTCATCGACCTCTATGCCTACCGGGAGTCATTGGTGCGCAACGCGATTCAGTACGCGGCCCTGCAATGCATGCTGGCGTTTTCCAGCTATCCGATGATCGATTACATCGGGCAGCTGGTGGGCGTCACGCGATTGCCGGCGGCCGGCGCGAGCTGCACCCTGCAGTTCACGCTGGCATCGGCGCAGGCAAGTGCTTTCGATATAGCCGCTGGGACGCTGGTAGGCACCCAGGACGGCGCTTTCGCCTTCGCCACGCAGTCTGACCTCAGCATTCCGGCGGGAGCGACTACAGGGACCGTTTTCGCGACGTGCACGACCCCCGGCAAAGCGGCGAACAACTGTGCCACCGGCCAGGTCAGCGTCCAGTTGAATCCCAACACTTTGATCTCGGCTGTGACGAACACGACCGTCACCAGCGGCGGCGGCGATATCGAAAGCGATGACCATCTGCGGGACCGGATTCAGGCTGCGCCGAACCGTTTCAGTGTCGCCGGGCCGAGCGGCGCTTATCGCTTCTGGGCGTTGTCGGCGGACCCGTCGATTCTCGACGTATCGATAACGACTCCGGTGCCAGGGACGGTTGACGTCTGGGTGCTGGTGGGGCCGGTGACGCAGCCCGCATTGTCGCCCAACAGCGCGGTGATTGCTTCGGGACCGCTGCTGGCGAAGGTGCTGGCGATAGTCAATGCGGATTCGATTCGTCCGTTGACCGACACGGTCAATGCGCTCGCGGTGACCGAGGTGGATTATTCGATTGTGGGGACGGTGACGCTCTACAGCGACGCGGACCCGGCGGTGACGATGTCGGCGGCGAATGCGGCCACGCAGCAATTGGCGCAGAACCTGGCGCAGCGAATCCAGCGGGATATCGTGCCGGAGGAGATAATCGCGGCGATCGGCAGCGTGCCGGGGGTTTACCGGGTGACGCTCACTCAGCCGAGTTATACGCAGTTGACGGCGGGGCAATGGGCGAACTGCACGGCGATTACGCTGAGCCAGGTCGTCGGGAGTGAGCACAGTTAGCACCAGGAGGACACAGGCTAAAGCCTGTGGCCACTTCCAAAAAGAAGAACACTAGGCGGAACGAAGTGAAGCCGCGCAAAGGAGTCTTTGTGATTCGCACCTCGCAGACTTGTTTGCTCGCTTCGTCCGAAGATGGCTCGAAGCTAGTGGACGTGCGCAGCGGAGCCGAAGGCGGAGCAAATTAAGAATCGTGGAGCTGCAGCTACAACCGTCGGTCGCGACGGACCTGTGGTCGCAGGCGCATCTGGCGCTGATTGGCCGGCTGGAGAAGCTCGACCTATCGCCGATTCTGGTCTACCGGATCGCGTCACTGGTCGATTCCGCGGTGCTTGCGATGGCCTGGCAATGGGACGTGCTCAACCCGCTGCTGCTGCCATCGCTCACGCAGCTCGTCACGCTCGGCTATTCGTCGTGGGACGTGGTCGCGAATATCGACGAGCTGATCAATATCGACCTGCTGCAGTATCAGACCGAAGAAAACATCAACCTGCCGCTCCAAACGGTCTACGAGCAGTATCGCGCATTGATTCTGCTGAGCACGGCGCTCCATTCGACGCTCGGCACGGTCGCCGCCGTGAAAAACGGATTCGCCGGGCTCGGCTTCCCGAATGTAATCGTACAGGAAGGGCAGAACTCGTGGGGTGGCAATCAGTACCCGTCGAATCAGGGATGGGCGGTATTCCGGGTGGTGATTCCGTTGGCGACCATCCCGCCGGACACAGACTTGTCGACGCTGATTCCACGGATGATCGCGGTGGCCAATTACTGGAAGCCGGCGCGATGCATCCTGGACAGCATCCAGCTGCTGGCACCACCCATCGTGGACATGCTGATGCCGGCGCCGTTCGACTTCGTGCGGAGCGCATTCCTGCAGACGGATTTCGTCAGCCCGCAGCCGAGTGATTTCATCGTGGCGAAGTTCGAGCCGATTGCGGATGCGAAGACGATCGTGCCGCTGCACAACGACCGGTATTACCATATCGCGGTGACTTACGGGCAGGGTGAACCGCACGTGGCGGACAGTGGAGTGGTGGTGAATGGAGTCCCGATTAGTGCGAACGGCTAGCCTGTACTCTCATCCTTCCTGCCATCCCGACCGAAGTGGAGGGATCGCGCGCCTAGTGGGCGCGCAGGAGAAGAACTCTGGCATCATCGAGCGCGCGTCGCTGTGCAAGGATTTTCTCATGCACCCCGAGGACGGGGTGCGACCCCTCCGCTTCGGTCGGGGTGACAGGAACTAAGAACCATGATGAAGGGCATAGTCAGACTTTATGAAGGGGTGACACCAGGCGAAGCGAAGCGCAGCCGACCAAAGGAGTCTGCGACGTGCGCAGCGGAGCCGAAGGCGAAGCACTCACAAATCTGGAAGCGCGGCCGGCTTCTTTGGGAGCGGGAGAACCTGGTGGTGAATGCCGGGCTCACTGCGCTCGCCAGTCTGCTGGGAGGCACCACCTCCGGCGAGTACGTCACGGTGATGGGCTTCGGATCGGGCAACACTGCGCCCGCAATAACCGACACCGGACTCACCACGACGCCCACCTATTATAATGCAATCGGGACGGTGACTATCGGCCCGAGCGGCGGGGTGGCGGCGGGCAGCGTCCAGTTCGCCTATAGCCTGGCCTCGACTGACTATGCCGCGAATCCGCTGACGATTCAGGAGATGGGTTTGTTCGGGAATACTGGCGCAGCGAATTTCCCAGCCGCGGCCGGCACCGCGAATCCGGCCTGGACGGCGACGCATGCGTACACGGTGGGCGCCCTGATTGTCGACAGCAACGGGAATGTCCAGCGGTGCACCACGGCGGGAACGTCGGGCGGGAGCCATCCGACCTGGGCAACGACGATCGGCGCGACCACGAATGACAGCGGGGCGGTGTGGACGCTGGTCGCATTGAGCACGGCGCCGGTGCCGATGATTGCGCACGTGGTGGTGCCGAGTTTTCCGTACACGGGCGGCGGGAATTATTCCGGCACGTGGACAATAAGCATGTAGCGCTCACACCAGGCGAAGCGCAGCGGAGCCGAGCTAACGAGTCTGCGAGGTGCGCACACAGAGCGAAGCGGAGTGAAATCACAGGTCTGAAATCATGGAGGGAAAGATGAAATATCAATTTGCGAACTCAAATCTCACCGTGAACAAAGACGGCGCCGTGGAGTTCGCGGTCACCGTCACGGCGACCGCTGAGAATGAAGTGGATGCGGCCCTGCTCGGCGAAGTGAATGGGGTCGTACAGATGCCGACGCAGAATCCGATCGCGACGATTGTCGCTACGGCAGAGAAGTTGGGAGCGACGGCGTAATTTCGCAAGTGGCGGTCACAGATTTTAATGAGCTTTGCCTGACGGCAAAGCTGCGCACGTCGCAGACTCCTTTGCGATTCACACCTCGCAGACTCGTTTGCTCGCTTCACCCGCAGACGGGCTCCGCTAGTGTGCTCGCTCCGCGCCAGGAGGCGCTTCGCTAGTGTCGAATCCCACGGGCAGCACGTATCTGCAGGCGAACAACACTTATACCTGGGCGGACGGGGATATTTATGAAATCCCGCAGACCGACCAGGTGGAAGGCGCCGCCACCGGCGCATCGTTCTCCGGCCTGGGGGTAGACAATCAGCCGCATCAGGTGCTGCTGAACAAGATTCAGCTCACCCACAAGAACCAGATTACCGACGAGGCGAATATCTCGACGCTGCTCACGTTCAAAAGCCTGTTCACCAGCCTGGTGGGGGTGAGCGGTTACTTCAAGGTCGGGGTGCAGGACAGCGTCAAGGGGCAGATCGACGTCGTCGTGCAATGGGGCACCATCAGTCTGATCGGGCAGACAGGGGGTGGCGACCAGCTGGCGCAGAGCACGTTCACGTTCAATTTCCCGATTGCGTTCCCGAATGCGATTTGGGTGCTGTATCCGTACTGGCAGGTGAACAACCAGGCCGAGAGTCAGCATACGACCGTGCAGACGCTCATCGCGGGGATACCGCTGATTGTGCCGCTGACGCCATTGGCGAAGCAGGGGAACACATTCGGGATTGGCAGCGCGACAATTGAGACGGCGCAGAACGCGAGCGACGACGGGATAACGGGGATTGGCTGGTGGGCACTGGGATATTAGCTCTTTCTGTCATCCCGACCGAAGCGGAGGGATCGCAGCCCGTCATCGGGGTGCTTGAGAAAGCCGTTGCGCGACCGCAGATGTCAGGTCGTGCGGATGTTCTCTCTTGCGCGCCGCAGACGGCGCGCGATCCCTCGACTACGCTCGGGATGACAGAGAAGGAGGTGGCAGCTTGAAGAGAAGATGGGCGGGGTGGCTGGTGGTTCTCGTCATGCTGGCTGCTGGCAGCGCGCATGCCCAGTTCAATCCAATCCCCAACTTTACGGGGACGCTGGCCGGGCAGCAGTTCCGCAATGCCGTCAATGCCAAGTTCGGCGGCACCGACACCAGCGCGCCGCAGCTGGTGCATCTCCAGTTCTCGCAACTGCCCGCATCGGTGACCAACGGGCAAATGTATTACATCACCGACGGCGCACCCGGTACCCCCTGCAAAGGTGGCGGCTCCGGGGCGATTGCGATGGGCGTCAACGGCAAATGGGTCTGCGGCAACATCGGGTCACAGATTGCCAACGTGCTCGGATGGGGCGCGAAGGGTGACTGCGCGACTTACGACAGCGCCGCGATCCAGGCGGCGATTGATGCCACCCCCAATGACAATACGAACAACGACGGCACCACACCGATTTACCTGCCGGCCAATCCCGGCCTCGGCGATGGCGGGACCTCGCGATGCTACCTGCTGCAGAAA